AAGACATTGTCGGTGCGATGGTATCGAGTAACTCCGAGAGTGGGATTACTGTTACTTACCAAGATGCAGACGGGACTCTCGACTTCAGTGTTGCTTCTCAGACTGATCAGAACTTTACCAATGCCGATCACACTAAACTCAACAGTATTGAAACTAGTGCTGATGTCACTGACACGACTAATGTCGTAGCGGCTTTAACGGCTGGTTCTAATGTTAGTATTGCCTCTGACGGAACTATCTCCGCTACAGACACTAACACCAACACAACCTATTCTGCTGGATCTGGGTTGTCGTTAAGTAGCACTACCTTTAGCCACTCAGATACTTCATCCCAAGGATCGGTAAACAATAGTAGCGGCACGGTGATTCAAGATATTACTCTTGATACTTATGGTCATATCACTTCGCTCGGCAGCACTAATTTAGATAGTCGTTACTATACTGAGACTGAAGCCGCAAACCACTTCAAGTCGTTAGTGGTGCAAGGTAACTTCATGAACACATATTCGTGGTCAGGAGATACTGTTGGAAGTGCAAACAATGGTTGGTCTGATTTCGGATCTACTGCACCATTTAGTGGGACGGGCAGCTACGGTCAAAATGGAACTGATGCGGAAAACAGTAGAGCCGTAGAAACTTTGCCGAACGGGGCAAAAGGTGTGGTGTGGCAAACACCATCTAATGATTCCGCCAGTGGAGCAGATGGGGGTTGGAACTGCACCATCAATGGAGTTGATTCTACCAAAGCATACAGATCAGTTATTTACTTTAGACGGACTGACGATTCAACTAGTGGAACTTTTTATCACGGTTGTGCTGGTAGCCACACGTTAAATACAGATGGAACCACCAATACTAACCCATACTTTAAATCTCAGAGTTACAGTAGTTTCGTCCAAGATAGGTGGTATGTGTCTATAGGTTACATCCAGCCATATCAGGCATCAGGCACTACTAATAGTGTTAGGGGAGGTATCTACGACTGCACAACAGGTAAAAAAGTTTTTGCTTCAACCGACTTCATGATGAAGAACGGTTCTACTTCTCAGCAACATAGAACTTACTTATATTACAGCACTGACACATCTACCTCTATAGATTTCTATGGGCCACGTTTTGAAGAAGTAAATGGTAATGAACCTTCAACTCAAGAGCTTGTAAACAAAGGTATAGATGGATTAGCTGCTATGTCTTTCCATAGCAAGTATGACCCAGAAGCTCTAAGTCAGTTAACTGAGTCGAGTGATGCTAACGATGATAAGTTCTTACTTTGGGATGAGTCTGCTTCTGAGTGGAAATACATGAGGTTGGATGACCTCCAAGATAGTATTGATAATAACACCACCTATTCTGTAGGGGACGGTGGTTTAACTCAAAAGAACTTCACTACTACACTGAAGTCTAAGCTAGATGGTATCGAAGCTTCTGCTGATGTCACGGACACGACGAATGTCGTAGCTGCTTTAACCGCTGGCTCTAATGTTAGTATTACTTCTGGTGGAACTATCTCCGCTACAAATACGAACACTCAACTTTCTAACGAGCAAGTTCAAGACATTGTCGGTGCGATGGTATCGAGTAACTCCGAGAGTGGGATTACTGTTACTTACCAAGATGCAGACGGGACTCTCGACTTCAGTGTTGCTTCTCAGACTGATCAGAACTTTACCAATGCCGACCATACTAAACTGAATAGTATTGAAACTAGTGCGGATGTAACTGACACGACAAATGTCGTAGCGGCATTAACGGCTGGTTCTAATGTTAGTATTGCTAGTAACGGAACTATCTCCGCTACCAATACGAACACTCAACTTTCTAACGAGCAAGTTCAAGACATTGTCGGTGCGATGGTATCGAGTAACTCCGAGAGTGGGATTACTGTTACTTACCAAGATGCAGACGGGACACTTGATTTCAGTGTTGCTTCTCAGACTGATCAGAACTTTACCAATGCCGATCATACTAAACTGAATGGTATTGAGACTGGCGCAGACGTAACTGACACGACAAATGTCGTAGCGGCTTTAACGGCTGGTTCTAATGTTAGTATTGCTAGTAACGGAACTATCTCCTCTACAAACACGAATACAACATATTCTGCTGGAACTGGGATCTCGTTAAGCGGAACTACGTTTTCTCTTACGGATACAGCTTCTAAGCTATCACTATCTGGTGGCACACTAACAGGAACTCTCACTGCGAGAGATGTCAAGATAGGTAGCGATTACCATCTACAACGCTCCAACCACCATTCGGGTCACCTTGAAGGTTCCTACAATAATGTTGGTGCAAATGGCAGTAAGAGTAATCCAATTTATACAATTGGTTCAAGCTACAATCCTACAGATGCTGCTCTAAGCAATATGTATGGGATAGGCTATAGCCACACAGATGCTTCCTTCATTAGTATGACCGGAGCTTCTGGTTGGGGTATGTATGTTGCAGCCGATGGGGACGCGAGGGTTTTTCTTGGTGGATCTAATGGTGTTATATCTTCTACAGGAGAACACTATGTTGGCTCTAGTAGGGTGTTCCATGATACTTACCATCCAAATGCAGATACGCTCACTACTGCAAGAACAATTGCATTAGGTGGAGATGTTACTGGTAGTGCTAGTTTTAACGGCGGTTCAAATATTACGATATCTGCATCACTCGCGTCTGGTTCAGTCGGAGCAAGTGAAATTGCAGCTAATGCAGTTGGATCAAGTGAGATCGCCACTAACGCAGTTACTTCAGCCAAAATCGCGGCTGACGCAGTTGGGGCAAGTGAGATCGCAGCTAACGCAGTTGGTGCTAGTGAACTTAATGTAAGTGGAAATGGAAGCACATCTCAGTTCTTGAGAAGTGATGGTGATGGCACATTTACATGGGCAACTCCAACAGATACGAACACTAACACAACCTACTCCGCTGGTAGGGGATTAGATCTTAGTGGAACTGAATTCCAATTAGAGACTGATCTCAGAGATAGTATTAGTTATATTGGTTACGATAGTAATGATTACATTCAGTGGTCCAATAACAGTTCTGTTAGAGCGGTAGTCGCGGGGACACAAAGACTTATTGTCGGCACTTCTGGTATTGATGTTACAGGAAATGCTACTGCTGACACTTTTAGAACTGACACTAATAATGTTAATTATAATTTATTTACACGGAACCATAGTAGTAGCACCCTATATGTTCAAGCGGCTCAATCGAATAGCATACAAGGCATCGCTTCATTTAGGTATGGTAGCACCGCAGCAGCACAAGGAACTGAGGTTTGTGCTATAAGAAGGAACTCAAGCTACTTTATTAACACTAAATTAGGTGTGGGGACAAACAACCCCTCATCGACCCTAGATGTTTCTGGAACGGTTAAAAGTTCTGGTGATGTTGAAGTGACATCCTCTAGTGCGGGTGTAATATTGAAAGCTCCTAATGGATATAAATGGCGCGTTACCGTAAATAATAGTGGCATGATTACCACAACTAATGTTTCCTAAAACTATTTCAACAAAATTAACTAATATACAAAACAATGGCTATACCAAGAGAAACTCCGTTTACTGTTTCACCCACACCAGAAAAAACTTTTAATTCTGTGTGGGTTAAAAACATTAATATTCACTGTCCACAGACTAACGAGGCTGGGAATACTGATGGGAATATTACACTTGAATTAGTTCCTTATAATAATTCAGACGGTTCTGAATCGATTTATGTTCCTTCGGGAACGGAAGGAGTTGAGTTCTTAACTGTTCCCACCCCTCCCGAATCAAGCAAATCCTTTTGGGATTCTGTCAATGAGGTTCCCGAAGTTGCGGCAGCGATGAATGCAATTATTGCTGCTGTAGCTCCACTTAGAGCGTGGATTGAGGAACAGAAAGAATCTTTTGCGGAAGAGCAAGAAGAGTCTCCCGAATAATATTTCTTTTTAAAAGCCTTGAAAAACAAAGAAGGCAACTTTATTTTACTTGGATATGACAATTGAATTCACTGACGAAGAAAGAGACGGTATTATCCAACTCATCGACCTTGCTGTAAAGAACCCTGTATCGGGGGGCTTGAAGGTATCACAGGCTGCTAGTTTCCTTGCTCAAAAATTTATTGACCAAGCTCCTCCACAAGAGGGGAAGGAAGAGAAAGAGGGAGAGAAGCCTAAAATTGAAGTAGCATAATGCCCATACAGAGGAATCAACCCAGCCCTCAGAGGCAGACAGTCCTCACATTCGTATCTCCGAATGTGCAGGATTTATTGTTCTTTGAAACAATAGATGCTCAGAGGGTTGGGAAGAAACCTCCTGCATATGGAACTCCGCACCCTGACACTGTAAACTTTCCTGATCACACTTTAGCGTATGTAAAACAGGCTGATCCTAATGGTCAGTTTTATTATTACTATTATGCAAACACGAGGACTTCTCAGGATGATTATAACTTTGAGTATGCTCAATCTAGCTTAGGTCAGACCAAGTTTGATACTGTAGTAAGGACATACATAAGCTTACGTTCTTCGTTTACAGAAGACGATAGCACGGTGGTAGCGGGTTCTCCGATGCCTACCGCCCCCGCTGCGGCTAATTTTTCGGGGAAAGGTTATGTTCTAATGGGTCGCCAACAGAAAAGAATTGGTGATCGTGAGCTAGACGGGATCTTTGTTGTAGAGCAAAGAACTTATTTTGTTAGGGCGACTATCGAGACTCTCAAGTGGGACGACCTCTCCCACCGAAATCTCAAAAGCGCCTTAAAGTATTACTACACGGGAGAAATACCAACTGGTCAACCTACGGGGCAAACCAAAACAATTGATGAACTTATACTAGACCCCGATAATGATTGGTGGAAAACGACATTAATAACCCACGATGCAGAGTCTAATTTAAAAGTTGCTGCTTACAGAGAAGGGAGACAGATATCCACTGATTGGTATGAAGTTGTAAAGCAAGAAACAATCGCTGGTGTGGGGTCGGGTAACACGATTCTAGTGGATGAGTATTTTACCAGCATGGATCACACGTTCCCGCCTGTTTTAGAGAGTATAAATGTTATTGGTTACGAGCGACATGATGGACAGGTTTTGGCTTTCCCTGAGTATCACATGAACCCCGAAGCATATCGAGGTCCATGTAAGACTAAAGTAACCGTTCAGTATTCGACCACTAAGTTTACTGGGGTAGAAGCAAAAGCAATGGTCCCACAATCATTCACTTTTGGAACTCCCTACGTTCGTATTTCCGTTCCGCCATGTCTAATGAATGGTGGTTTTGTTAGATGCACAACTGGAACGGTAGATCCAGTTTACAAATACACCATATACAATAAACAGTTACCTGTAACTACTCCACCTAATTTAAATCAAATAGCTTCTACAGGACTTGTTGCTAGAGACAAACAAGAACCTTCTAGGGGTGGTTATGTGAGAACTACTTGGACGGTATTCCCACCCCAATTTTAGTGATGGCTAGAGAAGGATTTTTTCAAAAGATAAAGAGCTTTCTCTTTGGGGAAAGCGAAGAAGCTATCAATGAGTTCTCACAACCAGAAGAAGCTGACGTTTCTATTCAAGATGCTGAGATTTCAGAGATTCCTTCTTTTAAGTTTTCTCCAACGACAGAAGGAACATCAGATGCCCCCGCTGAATTTTATACTCATAGAGTAGATGTGGGTAGGGAAGCGCCCCCTATTCCCGAACAATATCGTGTAGAACACGAACCTTACAGATACGAACCAGACGGTGATAAGAGGGTGTGTATTTCAAAAGCACACTTATACGAGATGCACCCTAAAAACGGAACTTGTGTTGAGCTGCACGAGTTAGAACCTTTAAAAATAAAAGCGGATCGGGAGTGTGTTATCTATTCAGAATTCAATACTGACGAGCAGGGAAAAGTAATCGCAGACCCCGATAATCCAGATGGTGCGTTGTATAGATTAGCGAAGAGTAAGGAGTTACCGGATTCTACTCAGTTTGAACTACCAGATGAAAGTGGATATAATGGTAAAGAAGGAAAATACGCCGTCCCTATTGTTTGGGTAAAAGATGGAAAGCTTTATCGTCACCAGTGGAACGAAGAGACGGATGGCAGAGAGGCTAGATTGTATGGGGGTCTAGAAGGAATTAGGGGTCCACTCCATTGGCATAGGGGCTATAATAAAATAAAAAACTTAGGGGGCGGTAAAAATGTTTACAAGAAATATGTCCGAGATGGCAAAGATGAAAAAGAATTTAGGAGTATAAATGAACGGGGGCAGGAGGGTCTTTCATCTCCATTTACAGGAGAGGCTCAAGTAAAAGTAAAGTATAACGCTGCTCAAGCAGATGCCTCTGAAATTCATGTCACGGGAAATGAATTCAACAAGCATTGGAAAATAGATGGTAAGGGTGTTGCGGTTGTCGAAGACGGACTCGTTACCTGTTTAAATGACCTTACTTGTGTAGAGCTTAACAAGACTACTGTTCTGTCTGCTGCATCAGGAACTACTACTGTTTTAACGGCAGGATCTACAACTTCTGTAGCGCAAGCGCCCACTGCTACTAACTTCACTGCGGTCTTGACTAGTTCGGGAACGGTCACTGTAGCCTTGGAACCTCAACCTAGCAACATGGCTACTGTCGTGTCGGCTGGGGCAGTAACCACTGCCGCCGCTCCAGTTACAGCAGGGAATTTAGACACTGTTGTCGGGGTTGTGGATGTGACGTATACAACTACTGCAGCGCCCGTCACAACAGGTAATTTTACTTCAGTCTCTGGGGTGGCTACAACCACAACTGTAGCGGCTGGTGTTACAACGGGTAACATGACTTCCGTAATTGCTTCTTCTGGAACTACAACGGTCGCTTCCGCTGTTACAACGGGTAACATGACTTCCGTAATTGCTTCTTCTGGAACTACAACGGTCGCTTCCGCTGTTACATCTGGTAACATGGCTTCCGTTCTATCTTCCTCTTCGACCACACCTGTTGCATTGGCTCCAGATTCGACAACCGACATGGTAACGGATGTTTGGCGTGGTGGGGCAGCTACTACGGCTGGTGGGATGTCTATCGTGAAAGTCGCAGCTTGTGGTAACACAGGGGGAGAAGATGACGTTTGTTATTGGGTGATGGGGGTTATCGCGCAGGGGGCATTTGAAAACTCACCTCCCACATTCCCGTCCTTAATTACAGGAGCTACCACTACGAGTGTTGTTAAATCACTAAGCACCACTAATGTTGTTGATGCGGGGAGTCCTGTAAGTGTGGTGCAATCTGTCCCAACAACAGATGTCATCAGTGCGGGGAGTCCTGTAAGTGTGGTGCAATCTGTCCCAACAACAGATGTCATCAGTGCAGGAAGTCCAGTAAGCGTGGTGCAATCTGTCCCAACAACTACGGTTCTTAATTCGACAACTCCTGTAGATGTTGTGCAATCTATCCCAACACACTCACTTGCTTATCAAGTAGCCCTTGAGCCTAGTTTGACCGTTGTTACTTCCACTACAGGAGTAAGTGTGCTTTCTTCCAGTTCAACAGTATCTGTTGTAGCTAGTTTGCCTACTTCTGAAGTCGCTACGGCAGGAAGCACTGTCAATGTAATAAAAGACTTGAATCCTGTGGATGTGGTCACCTCAACGAATACTGCGGCAGTTTTAACGACAGGAACAACTGTAGAAGTTTACGCCCCAACGGGAAGTCTTAGTGAACCAATTAAGGTGGTTGAATGCCCCACAAGTAACTTGTGTCCAGAATAGGTCAGATTGGCCCATACCTTGACTATTAGTTCTTTTTCCATTAAACTAGGGTATGGCTACCCTTACCGTAGCGGGAGTTGAAGAAGCCCTGTCAAAGTTTAAATCCGTTGGTTCCTCATTTATACAGGAACTTAATCTAGTATTGCCTCGTTTATATGCAATGGGGATGTGGCGGGATCTCCTGTATGAAACGACGATATCTACTACAGATGGTAATTTTACGCTGCCAGATGATGCCGAGGCAATTGTTTCAGCTCTTATGGATGACGATCCTGTCAAAGCGCAAAGTCAATTCCATGATTACAGGATCACTGGGAGGAATAGAGACGGCAATACTTTAGCTGGATTTGGTATAATTGATGACGGGTTAGCTCCTACAGTCAACGAACTAGAAGCTGGCAAAACCTACGGTATTCATGTTATGCCTGTTGAGCCGCAACAATCTATCCCCAGAACTAGTAGTAATTTTATTACTGTTACGGGGCTAAACACTAGCTCCGCACTAACTACCTATACCCCCACTTTTGATACGGCTGCTGCTACTACTTCTTCTTCCTTCGCGTTTACTGACGTTATAGAAATTAGGAATGGGGATTCTTCCCTCAAAGATCCAGTGAAGATTGTAGCTATTAATACTGCTGATGTTTCAGATAGGCTTGAGTTAGGCACTGTTCAAGAAGCTAATAAAGTAAACGCATATAGAAGATATAGGATATCCAATAGTTCTTCTGTGAAGAAGACATTGCGCGTTTTAGTTAAACGGAAGTTCAAGCAGCTAATTAACTCTTACGATACGGTTAGACCGAGTAATCTCAATGCTATTAAACACGGTCTTCTCGGTAGTGTGGCTGAAGAAAATGCAGACCTTGAACGTGCGAATTACCATTGGAACGTGTGCAAACAATTACTCGATGAAGAGCTAGATGCGTATCGAGGGGAAGCTAAACCAGTTTTACGATTTGATCCTAGTGGATCAGGATCAAGAATACCTAACCTACTATAAACTATGATTAACTACATTTTAGAAAACCGAGACAGTCTTATTTCCGTTGCCACTGCTGTGGTGGCAGCAGCCTCTGCAATTTGTGCTTTAACTCCCACTCCTAAAGACGATGGGCTTGTGAGAAAGCTCTATATCATCCTTGAATGGGCGGCGTTAAATATCGGAAAAGCGAAGAAATAAAATGATCAGGGCAATTGCTGCCGCATTAGAGGCTTATGTTCTATACATAAAACTAAAGCACCGAAGATATGTTTACGAACTGGAAGATGAGATTGATGAGCTTGCTGCCGATGGTAGCCCTGCTGCAAAGTTGCGGCTGGAGCGGGTTGCGAAACGACTCCACCGTGAACTCAAGCGCACTTAATGACCCCCCAACAATTACGTTGATCGAGGGGGAAACATACCAGTTTTGTGAGGGTAGTTTAGTTGGTAGAGAAGATCACAAATTCCACAGTGATTACAGTTATCGAAGGGCAATTATTATAGGGAGCAAATGATTAAGGGTTTTTTAAAGGCAATAGAGGATGGAGTCGCTAGTTTAAACTTCGACCCCGAAGGGGGCGGTTATGACTATGCCACTGCAAAAGCGCATGGCTTAACAAAAGATAAGGACGGTCATTGGCCTAGCAGGAGTCCTAAAACGGGGCAAATACTGAAAGGACGAAAACATAAAACGTGGAAGGAAACAGAAGAGGGGGAGGCAAAGGCAAAATACGTTATCTTTAAAGACCCCAAAAGAGGGGGTAAATATTTTTCAAAAAAAAGAGAATGAACTCTTCTAAACTAATCGACACCCTTTTAGGGACTTTAACACCAACCATAGCCGTAGCCGCATCTATGCAAGAGCAAATGGAGTATTGGCTCCGTGTAATATCTTTAATACTGGGTATCGCAGTAGCTGCGGTATCCCTCTATAGATTGATTTTTAAGAAATGATAGGGCTGGCAATAGGACACTCAAGGAGGGGGGACTCCGGCGCTTACACAGTTGGTAAGCCCAGCGTTAGTGAACACACGTTCAACACCGAATTGATTTCGTTAATTATACCGAAACTAAAAGTTCCGTATAAAATATACGACGACTACAAAGCGTCTAGTTATGTTGGGGCGATGAATTATGTATCGCGAAAAATGAGGGAGGACGGTATAGATGCGTGTATAGAACTCCATTTTAATTCTGCTGGGCCAAAAGCAACCGGACATGAATGGTTATATTGGGAGACTAGTAGAGGTGGAAAAAAATTAGCTTTGAAATTGAAGGAAGCAATGGACGAAGCGTATCCTGATTTAGCGTCTCGCGGGGTCAAAGCAAGGGGCAAGGGATCAAGAGGTGCTATGTTTCTCCGTAAGACTCCTTGCTATGCTTGTATCGCGGAGCCGTTCTTTGGATCTAGTCAATCTGATGTGGATCTAATACAATCAGATTTAGATAAGTTAGCCTCAGTTTATGCCGAAGGAATAAATACATTCTATGAAAAATGATTATACCCAAGAGTATACGGGTAGCGGGGCAGACAATTAAGATTCGTTTCTCAGATCTTAGTGACGAGGATTTGTATGGTTACTATAGTCACGAACGAAAAATTATTTTTATTGCTGACCATTTAGAAGGGAAAGCCCTTTTAAGCACTGTTCGCCATGAGTTGATGGAAGCATCACTATGCCTGTCGGGGGTGGGATTTTGTGAGACCTTTGAGCAGGAAGCTGTGGTGCGGTGTATGGATGAAGTCTTCTTTCCTGCCTACGAGCGTTTGTTGAAACGAGTAGGAAAGGATGAGTAGGAAAAAATTACCAAAGCATTTCAAAAGATCCAATGGTATGTTGGTCTTTACGCCCACTAGTGACCATGTCAAAGAGGCTTTTGAACGTAGTGAAAAGCTGGGGGTTTTACCTAATTCTTTTACCCGAGGAGCTGGGCGCATGACGGGTTTCTTGGGGGAGGTTGCGTTTGAATGTTTATACCCTCAAGCTATTTATGAGGGAGATGAATCTTTTAAACACGACTATGTTCTCGGTAACCGGACGATAGATATTAAATCAAAAAGCTGTGCTGGGGTTCCGCAACCCCACTACACAGCTTCTGTTAATTGTCCCGAAGGAAAAAAGTTACCCGCTAAAGCTTATTTCTTTGTTCGTGTCCGTAAAGATTTTCAGAAGGCTTGGCTTCTAGGTTGGGCTACTGCCCTTACTATACAGAGGAAAGCCGAATATAAACTTCGGGGGGAACCCGATGAATACGGATTCACATATAAAGTGGATGGGTATCATTTGCCGATTTCATCTCTTAGAAAGGCTGGTTCTCTAAAGTGACCTCTTCATAATCAATATCGAACGGTGATGTAACATCTATTATCCAGATCTTACCACTACCTTTACCAACAGATTTTATGGGTCTAGTAGTTTTACTATGTTTACCCACATCTTCTAAATGTGACAATCCGTTGCGTATGAAGTCTATCTTATTAGAAGCCCCCAGTGGTCGCCCTCCATTGTATGAGTGCAATGCAACTTGAAGTTCTAGGATCGTTCCTCGCCACGAAGCCATCTTCTCGTTTTGTTCTCTACACGCTTTAGCAAAAAAGTCTATTAGTTCCGATACTTGAGATCTGCTGGAGTTATCGAAGGCAGCGTAGGAAATACTCCTGTCTATAAAGCTCTTAATACCAAATCTATCATCGTCTAATACCGCTTCTGGGGGTTTCCAATCCATCAGCCACTTAGCAAAGTGAGGAAGTTCTTGTGCGATTATACTTTCTAGTTCTACCTTTTTTGGGAAAGCGAACGGTTCTTTACACACCCTAAAAGCCATTAGTTTATCCTTATTGCTAGAGTCCATTGTCGGCAGCACACTCATCGAGTTTGGATCATCGTTAAGACTAACTATAATTCTACCAGCCCAAGGAAGTGTTACGGCATCTGAATATTTTGCCATGAATTCAATCCTCGGGTTAGCCACCCCACGTTTAATTAGCTCGGTTGCTTTTCGTTGATCTTGGAAAGATGCCGCACTAACTGTATCGTCGATGACCCAACACGCTGCCCTACCCAAGTCTTTATTAAATTTTGTCCCGCCTGATAAGTAGTCACTCGCATCAGCAAACCCCCCTACAAGGGCAGCTATTATCTTGTTCGATAAAAGAGTTTTACCCCTCTTCGCTGGTCCCACTAGAATACAGGCTTGTCCTTGATCCTCTTTGTTGTTGTAGAATGCTTTGTAATACCGCTGCAACCACCCAAAGAAATAATATTTACTACGAATATTAGTTGAGTCCTCAAAGAACTGATCAAAAAATTTATTTAAGAAAGGCCACGTATTTATGTCGCCATCCATAGCGGGTTCGATGGGGCAGACCGTTGCTGAGTTAAGGATCTGCAACCCGTTGTAAGACACAATCCTTTCATTCCGCCGAAACACAACCGGAGCTATTTCATCGATCCTATTTGTATTACTGATAAGGACAATGGCAGCTTCAACCTCTGAGACATTCTCACCTTTTTTTGGCCTACCCCCTTTAAATCCTCGCTGACGCAACTCCAATACTAGTTGATCTCTGGGTATAGGTTTTGCTGTTCCATCAAGTTGTTTAAAGAATTGTCTTCCATTGAACCAATACTCATCGAGTAGATCCCCCATTTTCTGTTCTTCAAAGTCTTTGACAAAATCGGGACCAAAAATATCTCTCCATGTTTTCCAAGCAAGATCGCGATCTGAATATACGACCATCCCATCTTCAAATACTTGACAACCCTCACGATCAATACCGTCATCGATCCAAAATAATGGACCTCGTGAACCAACTTCAAAATCTCCTATCCATCTATTTGGAAATTTTTTCTCAACTTCTTCGGCAATAATTTCAATTGGGATAGACGTATCTTTTGATTCGGGTGGCTTTTCTTGTGCTGCCTTGAATAAAGCTGTTTGAACAACTGAGCTAGGAATCTTTCCCCCCATGTTTACCCAATCTGTTCCAATCTCCATAAGCTGTGACGGAGACTCAGACTTCTTGTCATAACCCGCAAAGATTTTTTGATATTGCAGAGCCTGTTTAAGATACTTAAAGAACCCAGCTACCAAAGTGTGGTGGATTGAAAGAGTCTCTTCTAATTCAAAAAACAATCTTATGTAACCACTGTATGTCCGGCAATACCAAGCTGGTAAAGCTTTAGGACATTTTGCTGTGATGATGTCTTTTACATTAGGCCAATCGGGTGGTGCGTCGAAGTCTGCTGGGATCGAGTGAATCTTGCATATCTTGTTTTCTCCTTCGATCCTTGCGTTGGGGTTAATCCCTTCAAATCCTGTCAAGAATGCGTGATCTGTATCACATTTGGCACACCATTCCCTATATAAAGCTTTGGATTTAAAAGGTGGTATGGGTTTTACATTGATCTCTGTTGGATCATTTACGGTTATTAAAGCGTCTTTTGATTTTAAGTTTTTGAGGTATTTAATTTTCATTTTTCATATCTAGTTTGTATTGATCCTTCAGCAGCTACGGGAATATCTGAAATCCAATCAGGAGGTTCCGACATAATTTTAATCACATTGTGTAACACTTCCTCCGCTTCAGTAGCGTCAGCTTCAACAACCATCTCATCGTGAACGTGCATGACAATATTGTATCCTGCTTTATCTACTCTTAGAAGCATATCAGAGAAAATATCTCGTGCTAATGCTTGGGAGGCATTCTCCGCTACTAACCCTCCCCACAGTCTTACGGGAACATATTTACCATGCCGAGGAACTTTAGCGGTGTATTGTGTATTACTTGGATCACCACCTGTTTGAAGTGTTCCGTAGTCCAGAATCCTACCGCTGGGTAGGTCAACGGTAAACTTGGGGTGTAGTCTTTTACCGTCTGCATCATATCCTCCGGTAACACTTACTGAACCTTTGATGTCTTCGCTATATTCATACCAAAGAGATTTTATCTTCTTCATTTTGTTCCTATAAGTGTCCACTCTTTTTTGAGCCTCCTTTTCGGTAATAGAAGACATACTCGCAAATCGTTTAGCCCCTGCCCCATACCCGCAACCTAACACCATTGCTTTTACAGCGTGTCTTTTTTCGGGATCTACTTTTTTAAGTATTCCTTTTTCTTCATCCCACATCCCAAATCGAATAGCAAACGCTTCATAGATGTCGTCAGTATTTTTAATCTCCTCCATCATTTCGCGATCTTTAGCTAACCAACAAAGTGTGCGAACTTCAATCTGAGAAAGATCTACCACGATTAATTTTTTGTCAGGTTTTGGACAAATCAAATGCCTCAAGTTCACCCCAAACATTTCTTCTCTGGGTAAGTTCTGAAGGTTTAAGTTGCCTCCAGACCCGCTAAACCTACCTGTATGAGCGCCGAAATACATACATCCCCCGTAGTATCTGCCATCAGGCATGGTCGCATAATCAAAGCTTTCTAACTTCTTTTTAATAGAGTTTATTCTCCTCCAGCTTTTTACTGCGCCTATCCATTTGTGTTCTTCACGATGTTCCTCAATCCATTTTTGAGCTTCTTCGTCTGCTTCGGCAAGACTATGGGGTGGGGTTAGACCCAGCAGTAAACATTGTTGATCAAAAGCTGCCCTACTAAGAAGCGGTTTCTCGTCCAACCAAGGGATGTTTTGTTCTGCTTCAAACAAAGCTATGTTAATCGTTTCTAACTGAGTCTTTAAAAGTTCTGTATCTATGGGGATACCCCTTTGAACTATCCTCCGATTGACCGTGCTTATGTCCCGTTCAAACTGGGGCCATTGATCTTTGAGTGTTTCCCATAACCTGAGACACAATTCACTATCCTTGAGGGCGTATTCACTAACCTCTTCTTTAAACTCTGGGGACATATCCTCCCATCGCTTACCAGACATATTATCTCGCGTAGACTTATCTACTGTAAGGTTGAAGAGTTTAGCCGTGGAACCTTTAAGTGATCTCGGCAACTTGCAATATGCTGCTAGATCTGCCGTGCAGTGCCATTCTGCTGGTTCACAGTTATCCCACCAGTTTTGGGATACACCATACAGGAACAAGGTTTCATCAAAAGATGCGTTGTGGGATAAGACAACATTGCCATCCAACAAGCTCCAATCAAAGTCTTTAGGGTGACCAACAAAGTTTGTCCCCTCTGTTCCAACAACTGATACCATGTAAGCATCAAAGTTGGGGTGACTGAAATAACCCAAAACTCCTAGAGTTCTTATAGAGCATTCCTTGTCATAATAAGTTTCGTAATCTATTGCGAAAGTATTCATAGTATGTGTATAGAGTTACCCCACCCCCCTTTTTTTACTGAACGGGAGGGTGGGGTGTTCTCGGGCTTTTATGCGATTACCCAAAGGCGGATGATTAACCAGCGCCAATTAACGCCGCCGCATTACCTAATCGGTGCTACTAACGAGTTCCAATTCATTTTGTTTATGGAGATCCTTTAAATTTTGCTCAAGCCCCCCGAGCAAAATCTTGTTAGCCTGTAGAGCGGTTTCCGTATTATTGCGAACTGTTTCCAAATCTATAATAGATTTTTTCATAGCCTCAATTTCGGTCTCGTAAACTTCTTGTGGTGTAAGATCTTTCATACTACTGATTCATAAAACCTTCCACAAATGAAACGACTTCTTCGCTAGGCTCATCTTGCGTAATCGTAAGAGAAGGAGCGAACCATGAATACTTACCACGGGTGATAACCGAAGAAGTAAGATTCCATAGTCTAGTATGGATTGGAGTCTTCTTATTAAAGACGGCAAATGTGGTCAACCGTTTAAAGGTCTGACGATAAGCGTCTTTAGCTACATTGATGCGCCCCATTGCATAGTTCTTTTTGCCGAGAGGAAGCGGGAAAGCCTCAACATCATCGTTCCCTTCAAACAGGAAAGTGATCTCTGCAAATTCAAGAAGGTTATACTCGCTATCTAAAGCAAGTTGATTCTTCTCTGCTTCCGATCCCGCAATTCTTGGGACATCATCAGAGTCATAGGGGATATCTTCCCGCCATTGCTTCGTTGCAATTAAAGGGATGACCTTGATAGGTGTTTCGGGTTGGGCCAATACGACAGACTTATCGAGGACAATGGACCCATATGGAGCGGGTTCACCGTCACGACAAGTAATGTCACTGGTTTTTTGGACTACATTGATGCGGGGAATATCAATATCCGATGCGTCAATAGTGTCGGGCAATGCCGCTGTTGCTAGTGCATTAGTGGGCTTAGTTGCTAATTCAGTTTCTTTACTCATGGTTTCTAGTTTCTAGTTTCTTGTTTCTTGTTGTCCTCAAGACAAGGTGTGTCTTGAAGGAGATTCTTCGATGATTGAATTTTCCTGACAGGTCTTAATGAAGGATTCTGCCCTCGTTTTTTTCTGACCTCTTTCTGCCGTGTCGCCAATACTTTTGGCAATTTTGGCGAGGGGGATGGAAACGTGTTCCAATACTTGTTCGCTGTCCATCCCAAAGTCCTTGGCGAGTTCAATAAATTTTTTCTGGTCAGTAATATTTCTCCTACCCGCCATTTTCTTCAGCCTCAAATTGGGGAACTCAACACCCTCTTGCGCTAGTTTAATCGCCCTCTTCTTGAATCCATCCGCCCAATTCGTCACAATTTTTTGGATAGCCCATAACTGTTCGATCACTTCGGGGTCTGTTGTTGAATCAAGATCGACATCAGGAAGTTGTGGGTTTATCTTTTTAGCTACTTCCACAACTAGTCCACCTAGTGCGGGGCAAACACCCTCATACTTGCAGAAGCGACAATTCACGGTTGGAGTCAATTCTTCTAAACTTGGAGTTCCGTTTTCCCACTTAGGTCGAACTCGTTCAGCTTCTAGAATGACTGAAGAGAGATCATCAATTAGGTCTTCAAGTTCGCTACGCTTAAATGTGTCTGATAAAATTTCATTTCGTTGTGGGATGAAGAACACGAAAGTAATTTCTTCCAACTCGGGGAATCTTTGGAAACACCCTACTGTATATGCACGAGCTTGATAATTATCTTTTGGGGTGTCGATGACACTAATCCCCGTCTTGTAGTCTATTAATACCCCTTCTTTTTTTCCAAAGATTGAGAGGTGATCACAAGTTCCAAACGTCGAGGTTCCTTTTAGTTCTATGTCGAGAAGGATTTCAGAGTGAGTTTCAGTCAGTTCCCTATCATCGTAGTTTTTTAAATACTCCGTTTGGTCTGCGATGATCTCTTCGTAGATTGAAATCTCTTGTTCACTCTGGAGATTGGAGGGATCTAAAATTTCGATGGCTTCGTGTATGCGAGTTCCCATCTCCGCCGCCGGATTGGTTCCTTCGCGACCTTTATATCCCGCACATCCCGCGCAGTATTTTAGAGACGATGGGGAGAACTCTGCGTGTCCTCTGTCAGCATGGTCTGGTGTTTTCATCAGACGGACTGTGGGGCAGACCAGAAATTTGGTCAATAAGTTTTTTCAATTTTTTTGCACACCCCTGTAATAAAGGGCAACAAGGAACGCATCAACCATTCCATCATGGGGTCTACGACATCTTTTATTCTTCAGCCAGCACTCTGCGGGAGCCAGTTCTTCAGCTTTAGCGAGAGCAACTTGTTTAGTCATTCCTTTAGGTCTAAAACCTAGCATGGTCTTTTGCCATTTGTGGACCGAAATTCTTTGGACATCATAGTCGTTGGCTTCAGCCATACCTACAATTTTACCAAAAGAAAGCGCCATAGATCTTACTGCTTGGGAACTCTTTGCATGAGCGAGGGGTTCTTCGATAGCAATTGTGAAAGGAGTGTTCAGATCGAGAATCCATTCTTTAATAACACGAGTATCTACCTCTCTTTTTTTAGCCACCCACTTCGTAGGCATCGCGATCTTGTCTATGACAGACCCATCAAATTTAGAAACGGCACAGAGACCCCCATCTAGTCCGTTATCAATTCCGATTATCAAAACAAATTCAAAGTAATTATTAAGCCGTTCCCTTCTGCGGGAGCGTAGACAAATACATTTTTTGGTAAGGCTTGTAAAAAGAAAACTTCTTTTGCGTTCGATGGATTGACTCGGTAGAACGATCCCTCAAGTTGCTTTATCGTGAAGTAAAAATCATCCTTCTCATAATCTTCTTTCCTGATGATTACCTTGGGATCACTAACAAGCTCTTTCTTTTTAAATAAGGTCATTACTTTTCTACAATACTAGTGTCTAAAAAACAGGGCGCACTCGGTCCTAAGTCGGCATCAATAAGCTGAGAAAGGGCGAACTTGGCATCTTGTTCCGTAAGTCCATGCTCTTCTTGCAGTAAAGTGCTTGCGATAGAACTACTATAACAGGCTATGGGAGGACCAGTCGCTAATTCAACAATACCAACTAGTGCTTCTTCAAGCTGATGGAAGAATATTACTTCGGCAAAACCAGTCTCTCTGTAATCATCTGAAGTAAGAGACCTTTTATGATAAGGGTCTTTCTTGGGGTTATAGTCCCATGAAAAGTTTTCAAAGTTATTTATCATTGGATTCAATATCTATTACAGTTCCATTACCCCTATCCGCTTTTTTATTATTTAGAATGGAAATATCAATCTGCATTCTACTCGACCCTCCTCCTGTCTTAGAGTTAAGACCTAAGTTCCGCCGGATAAGCTGGTCTAATTCCGAAAGTTCTCGGACATTCTTTGGGCCTTTTAAGTTATTCATGTTGTCCCGAAGAAGTTTAATTCCGGCTGCTGCGATGTAGTGCTGATATTTCTCAGCGGGACTACTTTGACTTTCAGCGATCTCCATCATTGTCTCATCTTCTTCTAAGCGAGCATCGTGCTTCGCTCTGAGAACAGCTTCGTCAGTCATGTTCTCCAAGTTCTGTTCAATTTTATCACCTAACTCATCGACAGGTTTTTCATTTGTGTCATTGTCTTCGGTCTTAACAGTCATATCCAACCCATTTTTTCTGGCTGGAATTCCTTTCTTTTTGAACCATCTTCGCACCGTCCCCGCATGAACCCCCAACTCTTTGGCAATAGAACTGGTTTTCCAATCTAAATTGTAAAGTTGGACGGCTCGGTCTTGAATGTCTTGTTTGGAATTGATACCCATTTTTTTCTGTTCTATTGTTTTTAATAATTATGGCTTTAAAAGAACAAAGGAGCAAGCAGTTACTCGAACCCAGAATTGATCCGGCTAGTAAGAAAATGGACGTTGGGGGTTTTCAGCTTCCTCCCACTAGTCTAATAACCGCACTTCTTTACGGGTTCGCTAACCATGAATCGGTTGTTGCTAAAGAATATTACTTTTGGAGGATCTGCGATGAGTTGTGGAATCACGATGAATTGCCAGACAAACTATGCGTTCGCCACCCTTGGGCGGAAATGATGATTAAAGCAGCACTCGAAAACAAATACCTCGCGATTGGAGGGAGTGCTTCGTCAGGAAAATCTCATATTATGGCTGCTTGGGGAATCGTAAATTGGTTGTCCCAACCTCAAGACACGCTTGTTCTTATGACTTCGACCACGCTTCGTGAAGCTCGAAAACGAATCTGGGGTAGTGTGATGTCTCTCCTAACCGTGATTGAGGGCGCACCAATCAAGATACGCGATTCAATTGGAAGTGCCTCTTACGTTAATGAGAAAGGAACACTCATTGAGAGGGCGGGGTTGTCTTTGATCTCAGCGGAGAAGAGTAAAACTAAAGAAGCTGTTGGCAAATTCATTGGTTTAAAACAAGCGAGGGTGATCCTTATCGGAGACGAATTATCAGAATTGTCAGAAGCTATTTTGAACGCTGGTCTCACAAACCTGTCTAAAAACCCCTCATTCCAGATGATCGGGATGAGTAACCCCAACTCAAGATTTGATGCGTTTGGAATATGGTCCACTCCAAAAGACGGTTGGGATAGTGTCGATACAAATACTGCCGACGAATGGGAAACAAAATGGCATGGCAAATACATTCGACTAGATGGCGAGAGATCACCAAACATTATAGCTGGAGAGGTTATATATCCGTGGCTCCCCACCCAAGAAAAACTTGACGAAGATAAGGCGCTATTGGGGGTTGAGAGTCGGGGGTATATGCGAATGGTTCGGGCAGTATTTTTTGATAGCGACGAAACCACTGGCATCTACACAGAAAATGAACTGACTTCTAGTGGTGCTTTGAATAAAGTGAACTGGCAGGGAAACACCGTAAATCTAGCGGGTCTGGACCCGAGCTTCACCAATGGGGGTGATCGAACGTGTCTAGCTTTAGCTAAATGTGGGTATGACACTACTGGTCAGTATGTTATAGAGTTTGGAAAAATCATTCATTTAAATGACGATGCCACAAATAAAGCCGTTCCACGAACCTATCAAATCGTTGAGCAAGTCCAGAAAGAATGTAAGAAGCACGGTGTGCTACCAGAGAATTTAAGCGTGGATGCCACGGGTGCTGGAGCGCCTTTCTGTGATGTGCTTGCTGGACAGTGGTCAAACAAATTTATGAGGATTTCTTTTGGCGGAAAGGCTAGTGACAAGCGTGTTAGCGCAAATAGCTCTAAAGTCGGGACTGATTTGTATGTCAATCGTGTGTCGGAGCTATGGTTTGTGGGAAAAGAATTGATGCGAACCAAACAAATCTTTGGGATTGAGTCGGAACTAGCTCAAGAAATGACATCAAGAAACTACGACATGGTGAAGAGTGGGAGTCTCCGAATGAAGATTGAATCTAAACCGGAGTTCAAAGCTCGCTTCGGAAGGAGTCCAGACCTCGCTGACGCAGCGTTTCTTGCCCTAGATTGTGCTAGGCAGCGGCTTGGTTTAGTTGCGGTTGATCCCCCTGATACATCAAATTCTGTAATGCCTCACCGGAGGACTACTATAAAAAACTTAAGTAGTGCTTTGCAGAACAGTGAGACTACCCTCATTGATTGACTTTCTCTTGAAAATACCTTAAATTTAAACTATGTCATTCCTGCAAAATCTTTTAACGGGCGGAAAAGAGGCAGCCGAAAGCATCGGCTCTGGGTTTTCACAAGGCGCTCAGAGATTAATCTCCGCTTTTGATGAGCAAAAACCTATTAGGAAAAAGGACCGGAAGTTCTTAAATAACTTGGATCGTAGGGCGATTGAATCTCTTTCAGCAGAGAAGGCGCTGGATAGAAGGGTCGGTTTGAGGGATGATATAACAAACGCTTTTAAATTGAGAGATCCTGATGCGCGGGAGGCAGAACTAAGTCGTATTAGAGAAATGGGTATTGATCCTGACGGGGACTTTGGGATTGACGAAGGGGCAATGGATCGTGAGATCCTTGAAGAGCGTAGGAATTTTGTTGGGTCGAGGATAGAAAAAATGCAAGCTAATAGAGATGCGAAAAGAGCGAAACAGAAAGCTGATTATGATGACTTCTTTGCTAGGGTTAACAGTCGTGGTGGGGGTCGCGTTGGGGAAAAGAGGAACGTCTACTCAAGACAAGGGAAACTAAGACTAGCTAAACGGTTACGAAAAGATGGGTTTGGTAGAGCAGCAGAAGCTGTCGCATTAGACTATGCCCGTTCACCAGAAGCTTCCGCTCCCGCAATTATGACACCAGAGCTGCGAGCTAAGATGGATAGGGATGCAGCTACCGCTGCTGAAATACGAAGTATGAACGATGGTTATACACAACGATTAATCCGCTTATCGGACGAAGAACTCCGAGGAGGTGGGCGAAATCGTAACAGGCGAAATTTTAACGGGGGAAATCGTAACGGGGGAAATCGTAACGGGGGAAATCGTAACGGGGGAAATCGTAACGGGGGGAATCGTGACCTTGTTCAGCAGTTTCGGCAGCTTCTAGGAGCTGGATCTAATAACAACCGCCGCAACCGCCGCCGATAATGTCTGAATTTAATTTTGAGCGAGACATCGCACCCGAAAGAAACACCTTTGGGTTTACGGGAACAGAATCTGCATTCGCAAATGCGAAAGCTGATCAACAGATCATGCCCCAACTTGACTTGATGATCAAGTTGCGGGGACAACTAAGGCAAGAAAGAGCTGCTGATCTTGCATACGAGACGAGCATTTTTGATTTCAAGCAAAGAAAAAGAATGCTTCGTGATGAGAGGGAAGCGGACCAAAGAGCCGAAGACCTATTGGGTCAAATTCAAATGACCGTTGAAGACGACCAGCTTAATCCTTTTGAGCGGCAAGAACAACTAAGTCTTATCCAATTGCAAAACGCCGACACGTTCGCTAATAGCAAAGTCGCGCAACAATCTTTACTCGCAGCGGGTAGATACCTTGGGTCTCAGATGCAGCAGAGAAATGAAAAACTATCTCGCAATCTAAGAAGAAAAGAAGAGCGAAGGAGAGCTGCTGACACGACAGGATTAGATGCTAATACTATTTTTAGAATGGAGTCGGAAGAACAAGTCGAAGACTTGAGACAATCTTATCGCGATCCAGATTCTGCTGGGGGTAAAAAACTCACGGCAAGGGAAAGAGCTAATCTTAGGAACGCTGGTTTTGCGGTAACTAAAAATATTGAGGACCGTGAGAAACAGGAGAAAAAAGAACGAGAGTCTAGGGAATCTCAAATATTTAATAATGAGGTAGCCATTGCGGAGACAACTCTTGAGCAAGTGAAAGATCTTCTTAGACAAGTAGCAGTCGATAAAAAGTTGAATGAGGACAGTAACGTAGATTTTGAAGCCTCATATGGTGGTCTTATACTTCCGAATGGGGAGTCTCTCAAAGTCCCAGAGAATGTCTCAGATGTTGCTGCTGCACTACAAAAACAATTACAAACAATCCGTTCTAATACCTTACGAGATATCGGGCAAAAACGTAGGAAGCGAAATAAATTTTTGATGGGCAACGATCCTACAGGAACCCCTACAGGAACCCCTACAGTAACTCCTACAGGAGATCCAGATCCAGAGGACATTATGGGCAGTTGAATAACACTCCCTAATAAAAACTAATACCTAACATATTGCTTCTGCTATGTCGGACCCAAGCGAACCTAAAACAACAGCGCCATTTAGCCCCACTCCATATAGTGTGTGGGCTACAGAAAACCCCTTTGAAAATGAATTGGAGGGTAGAACTAAACACTTAGATAATCTTCGGCTTGAATATATTGCGGCTGGCAAATATAACGAAGATACTGAGAAAAAGTTCCAAGAAGGTTTTGAGAATGTTCTTATTAAGAAGGGTATATTAACACAGTCTAATTACCAACAGGCTCAAGAAGCTATCATTCAGTATTCGGAGGTTCTTCCATCAAATCAAAAAGATGTCCAGTTTGTTGCGGAAAACATGGGTGTTGGGATGGAGGCGATGGATTTCGAGGATGGGGAGCAAGAGAAGATTTTGCGATACGCAAAAGCGTTAGAGACAGGACAAGAACTGCCGGAAGATCTAGATGCTGCGGAGGTGCATGAGATAGCTCGTCAAAAGAGGCAGAACTATATCACAGAGCTGTATGAAAATGATGAGTTGTCGGCTGGAGTTTACTTCAACAAAAGTGGTCAGCGTGTCTTTCTTGGTGGAAAGATGGATGAAAGTTTATCGGAAGCGGAGATCTTAAAAGAAGGAAGTAAGTTTGGTGTAGTTCCTAGAGATATTTTTGCCTTTAGGCAATCAAGAGAAGTTCAAAAAGATAAGAGCGGCTTGATGGCATATGAGGTTGATATACGAGAAAGAGTGCAAGCCCAAGTTGAAGAGTTTGTAGATTTAAAAGAGGACTTCACAGATCTTAAAGATGAAAAAGTTAGGGCTAGATTTGAGGCACTGGCTACTGCACTGGGTAAAGATAAGTCTTGGGGATGGGCAGATAAGGGTTGGGATTCTACGGGGGAAGTATTCGTTTCAATGGGTTCTAACATTAGAGAGAGTTGGAACTGGGCTACCGGAGACGATGAAGAAAAAAAATATTCTGAAGACTATCAAAGGTTTGAAGGCTTAAGGGAAGAGTTTGAAGATGACGTAGAACAAACTCGACGCGATCTTATTGAAGATCTTGCAAGGAAGACAGGGGCTAGTGTAGATATTCTAGAAGATGTTGTTGATGACATGGTTGTCGAGATAGCTGGGCATGGATCTAAAACCCTCGACTCGACCCTCATCTATGAAGAAGATGATGACGACCTATCGCAAAATGTTGTTCGACGAAAGTATAGGGGGACGTTTATTCAACCCGCTTTGATGCTGCATGAAGAGAAGTTTAGGAGATCGTTGAAGCAGAATGATTTTTCTGACGAGGAGGTAGAGATTGAAAACGCGAAGAGGTTGGCGAGTAACGAGCTATTGGCGGATACTCGGAGTGATATCCTAAGAAAAGAATACGATGAACAGTTCGTTACCGCAGAGTTGGAGGGGAGACAAAATGGTCTGACCCAAGCAGAGATTGTTGAAAAATTTGTAGCTGACGAAGATCCCAACTTGGGGTTACAGGGGCTTGGCATGAGTGTTACTCAGGGCTTTTCAACTCTGTATTACGGGGTGGGGGCATTGTTTGGGGCGGAGTATGGTAAAGAGGGATTACTAGAAAACGCTAAAGACCAAGCTCATCTAAATCAGATGAGAGAAATCTTCGGGCAAGACGCTGGGTTTTTTCAACAAGCATCCGAGCAGGTGGCTCCAATGGCTATAGACGCTATTATTACTCTCGCCGCAGGACTATTCGCCATACCGTCAGGGGGAACATCTGTTGCAGCAGCAGCGGGTTACTTCACTTTAAAGCAGGGGGCAACCGCTTCGGCAAAAGCTCTAATCAAAAACACTTTTAATTCGGCGCTAAAGCAACAGGTGCGAGATGTTGCGGGGAGAGCCGTAAAAGAAAGCACAGGAGCTGCCTTACGAAGATTACAGGCATCGGGTTCATTTAAAGGTTTGTCCAACCGCCAAATGATTACTGCGTATAAAGGGTATAATAGCAAATTAGCAAAAACTTTGGGCATCACGACTCCTCAGTTTGGAGTCGCCGCTTTGCGGTCAGGTAGTATGACTTATGGTGCAGTTCACCAAGCCGTTGCTGATGATTACACACAACGGTATCAAGTTAATGGAGAGTGGGTAGATGGTTGGAGTGAAGAAAGAGTAAAGGAAGTTGCTCACGACACTGCTTGGGGGTCCATGATTTCCGCTGGAACAACTACTGGACTCATAACCGCGATTGCAGGAAAACTAGGTGGTGGTAAATATGGTGGTCTTGAGAGTGCTGTCCTTACAGGAGTCAGTCTTAAAACAATTAAGAAACAAACCGACAGAATGGTGGGTCGGGTTTCTTCGGATAAAGCGTTTCTCAAATACATGGAGGATGCTGTTTCCTCCACCTTCAAAGAAGCGGGTGTGGGAATAGGTGGTCAAATTCTTAGGGGGGCTGCGGGTGAAGCTGGCGAAGAATTCATCGATGAGTTCGCAAACTCAATTATTCAATCTGCTTGGGCTAGACAAGATTTCTCTTTAGAAGAAACATTCTTCCAAGCTCTTCAAGGCGCGATGATCGGTGGGCTTATGGGGTCAGCCTCCCCCGCTATTAGTGCTGCGGCTAGAGAAGTCGGAGGTGATAGAGTTACGGATCTCAATCGGATGGCTGATATTGAAGCTAAAGTTGAGTCTGACTTTAGGCAGAGGTTGGCGGATAATAATGAGTTAAAGAGGTTTGAAGATTTAGAAAAAACCGCCCCCAAAACTAATGCGGAGTATATCAAAAGAACTAGAGCTAAGTATGCTGAAGAGCGTGCGGCTAAAGAAGCCGAAGAATCGGCAGAGAAACCAGAAGGAGATGATTCAGCCGAGCAAACGGAAGAAGAAATAGCAGAAGAAGCAAAGAACATAAAAGATGCTGCCGAAGCTAATGTTACACAAGACGATCAGCAGCGGATAATTAACGCAGAAAAGAAAAAGAAAAACGCAAAAGGCAACGCTTCTCCTATTGTCACGACCAGTGATGCAATTACTGATGTCACCGGAACGGACACGAATCCAGACGCTGCGAATGCGGATGTTACCGGAGGTAACCCTGATGTTAAACCCGCACTGACTCCCCAACAGAAGTTTGATTTTTCCATCAAGGATATCGAAGCTAGGGAAAGGAGATACATCGAGGCAATGAAGGTTGTTGAAGAGCTTCCAGAAGCACTTCAAGCTGAACGATTGAAAGAGATTGAGGCTTTAGTTGCTTCGGGAAAGTTGGTCTCCCCAGAAACAGCAAGTATTCTTGTCGAGAAAGCAATCAAGGCACGGGAAAACGCTATCGCTGATGAAGCTAAACCAGCGAAGGTAACGAAGAAAGATTTAGATAAGCTAGAAGCAATCATTGAGCAGGGCTTTCCGGTCGCAGATATTGGAACGAACCTAGAGCAACTGGGCCTTGATCTTGAAAGGACAGATGCAAAATATTTACGGGCAGTAGAAAAAGTAATCAAAGAAAAGATTGCTGAGAGATACCCCACAATAAATCCGAAGAGAACGGATGGGGGTGTGAGGCTTCCTAATACTTTAGTTCCTTCGGGGACGGTCGTTATTGATAAGTATGGCAACGGTGTGTTTAACAACGATCCCGCTGGAATGGTTACTTTGTTGCGGAATAACGTAGCTATCCCATTAACGGAAGATCAGGCGACTAACCCCAATACTAATAAGTCTTTCGTCGTAGAAAAACAGGGGGACCAATACTTTGTTACCGACATCATGGTTCCTGTAAAGGGAGGCTTGATCTCGGCTAAGACTCCAATAAACAAGATCGGGGTTCACGAACCAGATTACGGTCCTGTTAAGACGAAGATCCGAAGACTTACTACTTTAAAGAACAGTATTGATTTAGAGGCTATCAATGATGTTAAGGTGGTAAGTCCGTTCCGAGCAGCAACTGGAAAGAAACCAGTTTCGGCAACAGTGCCACAGTTATTAAAAGATGCTAAAAATCTTCCTGCTCTCAAGCAGCTCATAACCGCCACAGGAGTTAATCTTGATAAAGATTACGTCGATGCTGCGGCTATAACAATGAGCCTAGATCTGCAAGAGCAGATTTATAACGCAGCTAAGAAGTCTAGCGAGTTGCGCGACACAAGAGTAGAAGCAACACCTACTGGGGAAGTTATTGTAGTTCGCGAGGATAAAGGTTTTTACGATTTAGATTTAAAAGCATCCGCCACAAAGAACGCTAAGTTTTTCAGCAAGGTTCAAGCCGAGAGAAAATCACAGGCTATCCGTGATGTGGCTTCGTTGCTTGAACCTGACACGGACATAACTAAGCGCCCAGACTTGCACGATACAGAGAAGCAAGCCGACAGAGGTTTCAACGGTCCAAGAGTTCAGACTATTGAACCCCTCGGTGTTAAAAAGATAAGTAAATATACTGCTTCAAAAATTGATGATGTAGCCACAGCTATCAAATTAGATGAACGTCTCCGAAGAGATGTAAAAGAACTCCTCAACAACGAATATCACGGTGGGAAGAAAGTAACTAATGACTATTCATCTGAGCAAGTAGCTGTAGAACTGGTTTACTTCTTAGCTTCACAAGGTGGGACTAATAAACCAGCCGCTGTCTTGGAGCAGAAACTTAGTAGTCGTAATCTAGATGTCATTAACCCCCAATACAAATTGGGGAAGGACATGAAAGATGCACTCACTTTACTGGGAGTAACTAGCCCCACAATGCAGGGAGCGTTAGATACAGATATCAATTTGTATAAGCTTATTGAGGCAGAACTACAACAGTTAGTTGGCAAAGACACATTACTTTCATATGGGGATGTAAAAGCTTTTTACACTCAAGTCCGAGATCAAGCTCATGCCCACCGAAAAAGAGCCGTTAATGATGGTCGTTCTAGGAAACAAAGTCGCCGTAAAAACCTAAGAGAAATAGCAGAGCTAGGTCTACTAGATGACGATCCCGAATCTGTTATCGACTCTCTTGAAGAGATTGCAGAGTCAGGACCAAAACCACTAAGACTTTTAGCTAAAACTCTGCTCAAGAACAAAGAGCTTATTCGTTCTGTAAGATTTCTTATCGAGGGTTCCCCATCTTCTTATGCGGGGGTGTATTACATCGATGGATTGGGGAAGAGGACGGTAGTAATTAACGTAGATAGAACTGGAAAAAGAGGTGTGGCAGACACTTTAATCCACGAGTATCTCCATGTCTTTACTGCCGACATCTTTAGAACACCACCGGAATCTAGAACAGAAGCTCAGAACGAAGCGGTAGCAAATCTAGAAGAGATACTCCGTATTGCGAAACCTTTTGCAGAAAAATCAGGTAAGGGCAATCTTACATACGGGACATCAAACATCGACGAGTTTCTGACACACATCCTCACTGATCCTGAGTTCCAATCATTCCTCAACAGGGTAATTCCTGAGAAGGGGAAATCAAATCTGTTCCAAAAGGCGATCAGAGCATTAGCTAAGTTGCTGGGAATTAGGACTAGGGAACTAAAATCAGCTCTCCAAGACGCACTTGACCTAACCAAGAGAGCTTACACACCCCAGCCCGAAACCAAAGCAGCGTTCGCGAGTCAGGCTGCAGATAGGATTCACAAGTCTCAAGCTGATCTACACCAGATGGCGAAGGACATGGACATGGCAAATGATGCTGCCGTGAATGAAAAGCTTGAGCAGAGAGCAGAAGAGATTGTTGAGTTTGCTGGTGCTTATATTCCGAGTGAGCTTAATGTAGTTGTAGATAATGCAAGCCCAGAGATAGCAACTGTAGATAGTGCTACAGGGGCGCTTATACTCAACCCAAAACGAGCAGCTCTGTATCTAGCTAACCAAGGAGTATCGGGACTAGATGCCCAAAGGAGGAAACACGCCATTGGAATTATTTTAAATAAGGCAGTGGGTCAAGCGGCAGCAGATACGATGATATCTGATACTCAGTATGTTGAAATAACTCAGGCAATGACGCAGTCAGAGCTGGAGGCTGAGATTAAAGAAGCATACCCACTCGACGAACAGCAAGAAGCATTCGATAGACTGAGAAGTGAAGACGGAAAGGTTGCTGCTACGGAGCGGTTTAATTTAGCTAAGAAAGCTATCGCCAGACATACCGAGTTAGCCACTACCGGAAGGACGACCAACCAACAGATGGCATTCTTGCAATCCAACCCATCTTTGATTCCGACCTTCATCACTTACATGAAGGCATTCCTCAGTAAGCTGACTTACCACAGGACATTGGATGATGTTTCTCCTGAGATGCGTAAGGCAGTCAACAACACGGTCAGGGAGATCAGGGGTTTGTCACTTAACTACAAGCCATCTCCTAGCATTATGCACCACAATCCTCGTGATCCGTATGCGGTCATCGAGAAACTTATGGAGCAAGCCGTCGATGTTAATATGCTAGAGCCTACTGCTAAGACAGATACGGCTAGTTTACGAAATCGTTTAACAGAGCAGCAAGATTCAGACGCTGGTGTTTCGGGATCACAAGCTACTCAACCAGCGGAACAACCGACTCCACAACCCGCTACTGGATCTCAGTTTAGTCAAGATTCAAAGTTGCCTAACTTCCTCGATGAAGTTCAGATGCAGGAAAAATCAATTGGTAACTGGCTAGAGATTCTTGATGTTCCTCTCTTAGA